ATTCAACAAACAATACCAAGAGAATTCTCACAATTGGTTTGTAGTACGATAGAAGTGAGGGGGTTACTTCGTAACCTAGTATTACCCTCACTTCGTAACTCACTTCATAACCTCTATATGTCACAGGCTAAAACATGGATGTTTACTATCAACAACCCAGACAAGACTCCCGAAGAGTTGTTGTTGGATGCTCCTACGGTTTTCCAGGAATTGGGTTATTTGATATTCCAAGAAGAACGTGGTACGAATGGAACCTTGCACTACCAAGGATACATTGAATTTAACAAGGTGTACAAGCTTGGAGCCCTTAAGCTTAGATGGCCAAGAGCTCACTGGGAAAAGAGACGAGGAACACAGGCTCAAGCAAAGGCCTATTGTTCTAAAGAGGACACTCGCGTGCGGGGACCTTATGAGTATGGTGTACCCGCTGCAGGACAAGGATCAAGATCCGACCTTGGAGCAGCTATTGAAACTATGCGAACGCAGGGAATTAAAAGAGCTAGAGAAGACCACCCAACAACTTTTGTTAAATACTCCCGTGGACTCCGTGATTTTCATCTTTACCTCAATAACACATTTGCCATCGCTGAAAGAGAAGTTATTCTTATGTTTGGACCGTCTGGATGTGGCAAAACGCGTTCTTTTGTTCGAGAGCAACCCGACGGTTGCTGTTTACCAGTCAACAACGGCTTCTGGTTTGATGGCTATGAAGGTCACGACGCTGTCTTACTTGATGAGTTCGCAGGAAAGATGTCTAAGTGGTCTCTTGTCGACACGAAGCGAATTATTGATACCTATACTCCCAATGTACCAGTTAAAGGATCATTTGTTAACTGGAGACCTACTAAGATCTATATTGCAACGAATGTCCATCCTAAGGATTGGTATGATTATTCCGACAGAACCGACGAGTATATACAAATTGTTCGAAGAATATCTCAAGTCCGGTGGTGGAAGCAACGCAACCAAGAAGCGGAGATTATCTATAGACCAGCAAACTGGCCAGAAGAAACAGAAGATCGACACACCCACTTTTTCTATCCACCAGGCGCAAGAGGAGCTTACTACAATTCAGATACTGGAAGATATGAGACCGAAAACACCACCCCCGCCTATAATTTCTGAACCATCTCAATGTTATGCGGATTTCTAAAATATTTTATAGTTCCTTTGTTAAGTTAAAAATAAAAGTTTATTAAAACAATTAAGCATCTGTAAATCTTACTCTAGCATTACCAGAGAATTGAACTTTGTCTACATTAGAAACAAGGAAGAAGACATAGATAGAGTTACTAGCAATAGATCCAATAGCATTAGTAGTTCCATTAAATTGAACAGTGATATTACACTTCTTGTAGAAGTTAATAACAGGGGTAGGGAATCCACCAGAACCAGCATAGGTTGTAACACCACTAACTACGTATGTAGAGAAACCACCCATTGACATGGTTTCATCGGCAAGGATCTTAAAGCGCATGCGATTGTTAAGATTGGTAAGAGTAGAAGAATCAAAACCAACGAAAACATCAGAGATAGTAGGCGCAGCAGAGTTTGATTGCTTATCAAGAACAACAACCATTCTAACCATTCCAGCAGCACCTTTACCAGCATTGTTAGTTAAGTCAGTTGCAAAGTATCCACGGATTTGAATAGAACGGATAGTAACTTGTCTACCATCACGTTGATCAGCTCCATCACCTTGAGCAATACCATTAATGAGACCGAGAGCACCAGTAAGAGAATTGAGACCAGATACATTAATCGGAGTATCCACATACTTCTTCTCCACTCTCAGACCCCGACCTGTCCATCCTCCATATCTTATTGGGACAAGCTGGGCACGGGCACGATACGGGACAATTGCCTGGGGGCCATAACCAGTCCTCATCAGACGACGTTTCTTCAGAGCAGCAGTTCCCCTCAAAGGAATTTGATCCAGTTGAGCTTGGCTATAATTCCTCTTCATAATTCTTGGAAGGGTTCTTTGGGTATATTGGTTCCAGTTGATACGATTAACAAAACGATCAAGATCAGCAGTTCCTAATACACTATTTCTAGTAAAAGGAAAAGAGTAATTCTTGTAGAAGCTGGTTGGTATCGGCTCCGTTAGAATAAAAAACTGATCTGTTGGTCCGCTAATATAGTTCCCCCGTTTAACCTCATAATAGGGGATTCAACAAACAATACCAAGAGAATTCTCACAATTGGTTTGTAGTACGATA